GATATTTTGATATTACCACTTCCATCAAAACTAGCAGAACCAGAAACATCTCCTGATAATCCAATTGTTCTTGTTGTAGCCAGTTTTGTTGCACTTGCTACATTCGATGATGTTGTGGCTGCCGCCACCCCGCCAATTGTAGATCCTGCTTTTAATATTGCCATCTTTATTTCTCCATTGATTGTTTCTATTCTTATTTATAAGATTTTTTTTAATTCTATAATCTCATTCTGTAGTTCTTTGATTGCCTCAATAAGCAATCCAACCATATTTGCATAGGATACACTGAGGTAACCATCTTTATCAATAATTATGACTTCAGGAAGAACTTTCTCGACCTCCTGAGCAATGACACCAGATGAGCGCTTCTCTGAGTTTTTCTTTAGGAATGTATACCCATTTAATTGAGAGACCTTGAGAACTGCATTTTCAATCCTTTCTATATCAGATTTTAGTCTTACATCAGACGTTTCGCTGATGGATCCTGCCACAGTGAGGTCATTTTGTATTGTAACATCTCCACTTGAATATATGTTTCCCCATACACTCAATGCGGTGTTTGAAATGTGGGTTGCTCCAGACGGGATAGTTCCAACTCCATAAGTCCTTCCATGACCGTGAGGGGCAATGGCAACCAAGTTATTAGCGCTTACTGATATACCTTCATTATCTTGAGTATCGTAATCATATAGAATCCAATTATCCCCAATACCAAGATTGTCAACAATCTGAAGTTCAGGAATAGCATCAAACTCAAGCTTTCCAGTGGACGGGTGCCAAGTGATTTCTACACCAGTGTTGATACTGTTATCAATCTCTGCTGCAGCATACCCAGTTGATGTTCCTATAAGGAAAGTTGGGTTAGATACCGAACTTACAAGGTCAACTGCATCGAATGCCTCTGACCAGTTATTGCTATTATGAGTTGAAGTGAAGAATGTGTTTGCAGTAACGTTTCCGGTAACATCAACATCTTTGGTAAATCTTCCGTCCTGGGTAAAATATCCATCAATAGAAACATCGGCATCTAACTGAACGTCACCGGCTACATCAAGTGTCTTCTGAATGGTTACATTGCCAGTTACATTGACGTTGCTTGAGAACTGGGCATTTCCAACAACATTAACGGTTTCGTCAACAAGAAGTTCTCCTTGAACATTAGTGTTTTCGTCGAGTTCCCATCTATTCTGAGAGTGGTCCCATTGGAATGTTCTGTGTTGTCCAGAACCAGAACCCGCGGTTACAATAAAACCACCAGAGCCAGCAATAGTTGCGTCTTTTCTCAGAACGAAGTCCGCATCTTTAACAGCAACAATGGTAGAATTAATCGTAGTTGTTGAACCTTCTACATATAAGTTTCCTGTTACGGTAAGGTTGTTGCCAATGGTCGCGTTTTTCTCAACATATAGGTTGCCAGTGCCAGGATCAGTGTTTGTTGTTCCAACACGAAGACCCTCAAGTCGTGAGTAGTCAGATGAGAAGTATCCAACACCACTTGAGGTAGTGAACCCACTGATGTTATGTGCATTTAAGTGAAGATCATCATTCAGTTCTGTTACATTATTGACGGTTAGAATTCCATCAATAGATGTGTTTGAAATTAGGTGTGTATCACCGTCAACCCTTAGTTCTGAATGGAGGTTTGTGTTTCCATTTACATCAAGAGTTTTTTCAATGTCAAGGGTTTCTTGTATGGTTACATTCCCCGTGACATTTACATTACTCGAGAATTGAGCATTACCATCAACCTCAAGATATGAATGGAGGTGTGTATTTGATGCGACATCAAGTTCGCCTGTTATGTCAAGGTCGCCACCAAGTAACGTATCTCCTACAACATAAACATTAGAAGAGAACTCGGCATTATCATCAACAGTAAGGATAGAATGAAGGTCGGTAGTGCCATATACATCTAATGTTCCCTGTAGATTTGTATTTCCAGTAACATTCACATTACTTGATAACTGAACATTGCCGTCTACATTCAACCAGGAGTGGATATCGGTGTTAGCGCTTACATCGAGTGTTTTTTGAATGGTTACATTACCCGTGACATTTACATTTGAGGAGAATTGAGCATTACCATCTACTCCAAGAGTTGTCGAAAGACCAACCGCCCCAACAAGAGTAGTCTCTCCTGTTACAAAGAGATTGTTTGCTCCTGGATCGACCATTGATGAACCAACACGAAGTGCCGAGGCACGAACATAGTGTTCTGAAACGTCAACAAAGAGATCAGTATTAGCAACAAAGTCAGAATCAACTGTGAGTACTCCCGCAACATTTGCATCGCCCTGAACATCAAGATCTCTTTTTACAAAAGCGTCTCTTGTATAAAGTGCCTGCCAGTATTTCCCATCACTTCCAAGATAATATGTTGAGTGAAGATCAGGAACAATGTTTGAGGCAATATCAGCATTGAATGTGATAGTATCAGTGTCCTCATCACCGAGAACAAGGTCTCCATCAGCGACAATATGCCCTGTTGCGTGAATGCTTCCATAGACATAAGCGTCACCGTGAACAGTCAATTTATCACTGGTGTTCGCGCTCGGTGAACCATTAATTGATACCTGATGAGTGGTTGCGTCGATGAATAGAGTGTTGCTCGCAAAGGATACATTTGCAGTAAGTGCACCAGCATAAAATAAATCCCCAAGAGTTAATCTTTTTGATTCTAGTGCATCCCCGAGCCCACTCTCAACCGAGATTATATCGGTTGAAAGCATCTCCTCGGGAAGGAGTCTGGTAAGGTCGCTGTAGGATTTATTTGCCATTCTTTTTCTTTGTGATTATACTTCTATTTATATTTTTTCTAAGAATAATTTGAAGCCCGCGGGGTGTACAAGTTTCTTTAGAGTTTCAGACAGCTGGTCGTAATTTGACTCGTCAACGCTTGAACGAATCACATAAGAGAACAACTGATAATAATTTGAATCTTGGACTCTATCCGAAGAGTCTAAATCAGCCTCTTCAAGAGCAAGAGCTTCCATATCATCCTCATCCCAACTTGTATGACCCGAAGGGACATGGGCCTGTTGCCCACCATTCAGAATTCCCCGTGTGTTTGTATATTCCTCTATCTGAGCCAGTGATGTAACGATTGAACATTCAAACGTCTCGCCACTCTCTAATGTCCCTGATATCGAATCCCCAAACTCAAAATCACCAAAAACCTGAGAGAGCGTTAGGATCGCATTTGACCCCGACTCTTCCACCGATTCGACGTATGCAAAATAATCAGAATTAGCCACGCTATAAATAACTCTATTCTCGGCAGAAAGAATGTCATCCTCTGCATCTTTTACAACGACGAGGGTGTAGTTGATGACCCATCTTCCATCGTTCAGTGATAGTATCTTATCCGCCGGTTTAAAGACAGTTGCTTCTTCGCCAAAAAGTATTCGGAAAATGAACTTCATCGAGTCCTCGGTTCCCTTTGATCGGTAGAAGTCTTTGATGTTTCTTCCTATGATCGCCTTTGAGATTTCTTCTGTCGGTGAGGAAAAAGTTTGAGGCCAGTTAGCCATAAGCTCCTTGAGCATCAGGGTATGATAGTCAGCCCCCGCAAAGAGAAGGTTGTTGAATGCATAATCAATATCGCCATAGTTGAACATATTGTTCATGGCATATATCGGGGTTTCGACTTCTGTAAAGTTGTATATCGTGGGAAGAGAAACCGTACTTTCTGATATCGCATCAAGTAACGTTTTGTTGAAGAGTTCACCAGCTTCACCGCTTTGGAGGAATCTTTCAACTGAACCAGCTATGTGATTAACAATGAGTTTCTTTCTTGGTACATCGTAGCCAACAGTTTCGTTGTCTATGTCAATAGAACCGAGTGAGGTTCCAACAATTTTTGCAGGTCGGGTCAACTCATGATCAGTGCTTACTATCGAAGTTGATGCTCCGGTGTTTGCCCCACAAAGAACATTCCCAACATCAAAGAACCCTTCAGGAAGGGTGATGGCGAGTGTCTTGGTATCCGAATCCCAAGAAAGAATCCTACCGCTTGCGCCTGTCGGTGTGGTGTTTGCATATTGTTCTATGACACTCTCTCCCACCTCATACCCAACAGCGTCTGTCATGACATACTCATACTTTCGGTATGCGGTAAGCTCAAGGAGCGGAAGATTTGTTGTTCCTTCTCCGAGATAAGACAACCTATCCGATTGCATAAGACAGTGTACTGACGCGACTCCTTCACCAACACTCACATCACCATAAATGCTCTCCTCAGAGGATACAATGACTTCGAGAATCTTACTCTCAAGGAATCGATAATATGATTCAATGAAATTGACAAAGTCTGGCCCCCCTTGTCGCACAAATGACGGCAACTGTTCTGAGATAAAGTCGGAAACTCTATCCGACTTGAAGTTCATTGAGTAGTCCCGTAATGCCATATTAGAGTAGAGTTCTTATGTCTTTCGTTGTTACTGTAATGTCTGATGGGAGAATATCAATTATTTGATGTCCCGATGAGAAGATATCATACTCTCGTGGAGTAGCAATCATTTCTATTCTTCCTTTGAATTCAGGATATTCGGTGTTAGTCTTCTCGGTTGCCGAACATCTAAAGTTGTTTATCGTGACTGTTCCAGCATCGTAATCAATATCCCCAACATATTCTCCTCCTGAAACAACCGTTTTTGATGAGTCAATGACTTGTAATTTATTAAAGTTCGATGCGTCGGATCCAAATATGCAACCGGATCCAAATGTGCAACCGGATATTCCACCAAAGGTAAAGGATGAACTAGTTCCCACCGTGACACCTGGACCCGGAGAATAAAATGGGTTAGAGAAATCAATCACTGTATTTGACACATCACTGTTTAGAATTGGATCAAAATACTTCTTGAGGTTTATGGTGAGGATATTGCTTGTGATGGCATCATCCTCATCATCAATCAACGATGTCAAATTTGTGTAATAGAATGGGGCAGTGAAGTCGTTGAGATATGTACTGCCATATTCTCTTATGACCGAAGTCACAAGTGATATGAGTTGAGCGCTAGAGTTTGTCGTTGTCGCTGGATTGTATTTCACGGCACAAGTAGGAACAATGTAGATATAATCAGGATCGACTATCTCGGTCTGAACGGTGATGATGTTTCTCTTTCCAAGTACATCAGTTTTAATCTTTTCTTTAGTGGAATTAGAGAGTATTTGACCGATATGAGGTCTTAGGGCGATAAAGACCTTACCATATACTGGAGGAGTTTGATCTTCCCCACCCCATACTTTAATCGCTCGTATGTTGTGATAGTCCCTTTTTATTATGGATTCATAATCTCCGGTAGTAACACAACGATTTTGTGATTGGTATGTTTTTGATGCGAGATCCTTTATGGATTCAGAGCTTTCTCGTTCTGTTCCATTAGCGCTTTTTGAAGTTTCTACTGAACTCATGTCAATGGTTCCAGTGGCACCAGATGTCAATCCAGTGACTGTTTCACTGAGTCTAAATGTTCCTTGTGTCCCAATCAGACGAAGTATCCCATTATCAAGATCCCAACTCTCAACTTCGCCACTAGCAGAAGAAATGCTTCCAAAGACAGTCTCCTCTTCAATAAAATTTGAAGTGTAACTTTGATCCAACTCCAGGGTTCTGTAGTTTACTGGCGTTGCAGTGAGTGATGTTTCTACTGCCGATATGCTCCAGCCACTATACGTTTTTGTGGATGATGTAAATGTTTTACATCCATTTGCCGCCTCGCCATTTGTGGAGATGTATTCTATGTTAATAACGTTTCCAAGCTCAACCCCAACTCCGACATTCAGACCGTCACCAAATTTTATCTCATATTTGTTGTCTTCTACCTCGTGGAGCCAATATACATAATCCTCAGAAGTTATTGATTGAAGCTCATCAGCAAAAGAAAATGTGTATGAGGTGAAGTTGGAAATTGAATTCTGGACACTCACAATCAGTGTCGTTGTATCTGCTTTGTTTGACGGAATTACATAATGCTCGGCATCGGGGTTAGCGGCATCAACCGATCCCGTGGTCTTTACTTCGTAGTCATATGTGAGATGTGTCCCCTCATAGAGTTTTACTACATTCTGTTTGTAACACCAAGATTCATCGGTATCAAGAGATTCATCATGAGTTAGAATGTGATCCTCGGCGGTGATAAAGGTGTATTCTGTATCTGAAACGCTTGATTTGAATTTGGCATAAGCGTCAATCGTGATTGTAGATGGGGCAGTCTCCCCGTCCACCTGCTTGATATACGAAACAAGATTCACATAAGCGGTAGAACATCTTCTTGAAGACGGGGTATATCCAAGCATCTTTGCCTTCGAGACTATAGATTCCCGGAACACTGCGGTATCCAAAAACATTTCGTTCGCTATCATGTTTGCATAGAACCCGTTATAGTGTGTGTTGTATGCAAGAAGGTCAATCAGAATGGATAGCGATGAGCCCTCAAAGTCATAGTCCTTGAACTGGGCTTGAGACCTCATGAATGTCTTTAAATTATCTTTGATTGTATCGAAATCCAAATCAGATACCGATAGGGTGTTGGTTAGCGCCATCTTGTTATTTTATTCGTTCCAAAAAGAAATCTATTTCTTTTACATCAACCTCGTTTAGTATTTCGTATCGTATAGTAACACCATATCCATTGTTGTCATAGTTAGGGACAACATCAACGTCCGTGACATTAATTCTTGGCTCCCAGTTATATAGCGTCGTTTCAATGTGATTCTGTATAGAGATCGCAGTAGCGGGACTAATCAGCTCAAAGAGAGACTGGTATATACCACATCCCTTGTCAGGATAGAATGGTCGTTCATAGAATCCCGTCATAACAAGATTCTTGACCGCGTTCTTTACTGCATTCTCATTTTTTAGTAAGGGAATATCCCCGGTATTCGGATGAGCAATAAAAGAAAGACTAAAGTCCGTGAATTTATTTGGTAATACGCTGCTTCTCATAATGGTATTTATAAAACTTTATTAGACTCCAACGAAAACATCGGGACTGCCAGAAGTCGCTTTGGGATTGCAATGATCTCCACCAAGAGGAGCACAGAGATTGTCTGCGTTAGAATCATTGCCCTCAACAACTACCATTTCATTTTCTACATACACATTATTACAAGATGCAACCAGTCTTCCGCTTCCATGAGTGTTTTCATCACCGTTAACAGATACAAGGAGGTTGTTAGCCCATACTGTTTTTTGGCCAGAAACAATCGTGGTTGCTCCACAAGATCTTGAATCAGCGTCACGATGAACCGGCGTCGGAATTGCCATTATAGAAGGTGTTTGATTTGTGCCAAGATATTTTGTATTTTTGGGTCGTCGCTATTGATAAACACTGAGTATGGTATTTTTAGAACAGGGTCTTCTTTGGCGACGTTGCTATTCATGGATATATGCTTGTCACAATCAACTAAGTAATTTCCCTTCACCTTTATGTTAATATCGGAGTTGATTGTCAGAGTCTTTGTTGTAGAATCGTATTCCATTATCTCAACAAGATCCATCAACTTTTCGAGTTTAGTATCTACCATATCTACCATAATTAAGGGTTTAATGTTGTTGGGGAAGTTGAAGCGGATCCAGCAGCCGAGGCAACACCAGCTTCTCCCCCTCCTCCACAATTTAACTGAATCATTGACGCATTCATTCCAGTGAGGCTTGGAGAAACGAAGTTTGTTGATGAGCCTGAAGTTATGTTCGTTGAACCCCCGCTCTTTATATTAGTATTGCCAGCTGATTTTATGTTGGTGTTTGATCCTGATTTTATGTTGGTGTTTGATCCACTTTCAATGTTGGTGTTGTCGCCTGACTTTACATTGACTGTGCCCGTCGACTCTATATTAATATCCATCGAGGACTTGATGTTGATATCAGCATTCGATATGATATACATCGTATCTCCAGACCAGACAGTATAAGTTCCTTTCACGGAATTATCACTGTTTTTATAGGTATTCGTTGAACGATGTCCACCGACAGTCTCGTTTTTGTTGTTGTACGCCATTGAGTTTGAATTCAGGATAACAACGTTAAATTCGTTTCCCACTACCTTTGATACCTTATCACCAGTGGATTGCATTTCAATGAATGTTCCTGATCTATGGTGGATATTTACTCTTTCGGTATTCAGGGTATCGTCTAATTCGAATAAGTGACCTGATTCAGTCTCTATGACTTTGTTGAATGGATATTTTGCTGAGTATGTCGATGCCGGGTCTGGTTCATCCCATCCCTCTCCGATAGTTCCTGTTTGTATGTCGAGTACTCGATTGTCTATTTTCCATTTCAAGGAAGTACTTGATTTTGGATCATACTCAGAATCATTTCTGGCGATGCGGCAAGTATCTGGTTCCCCGATATTCCTTGGATATAGGTTGGTCTCTTTCTCACTCTCTTCTATATCGATCTTCCTTGTTGAGGTAGAAGCGCCTATGATGCTCGATATTTCAAATCCTGAATCTATATTGATTGGTCTGTATTCAAGATTATCAGCTGCATCAAAGAATCCCTTTTCCGCGACGCCAACGAGTTCTTTATTTGGTGAAGCCTCCTCGGGTATTCCAGGAAGAACCCCGATGATAACAGGATCCTGACAGTTATCAGCATCCCGAAAGAACCCCATAACCCAAGATCCATCCTTGGGAGGAACTATTTTTTCCTCGCTGTTCACAGGAAGTAACAACATAGCCCATGGTAGATCCGATGTCGGAATGCCTGAAGCGCTTTTATCGTCGGTATGAACACCAAGTATTCTCACCCTACATCTTCCTATTTTAAGAGGATCCATTCTATCTTCGACAACTCCTTGCCACCAATAGAATCCCTCCTTCCCCATGAAATTCTTCATTATTTTATCTCTTTATAACTTGGTTTCTCGTTGAATGTATCCTTATTACACTCAATTGATATAGTGTATTCCAACTCACTTTTATCTGGATTGATGTATATATTATGACTCATTCGAGTAACAAGGTAGTTTCCGGAAATGAATCTATCATTAAATCGACCAGACTTCTTGTTGTAGAAATCGGTGTCGTTTGTTAAATGAGGCTTGTTGAAGTATACAACGGAGCCCAGCTGAATCAAATGGTTTCCGGGTATATCCGAGAATGCAGTTTTGTAGTTGTTGAGTTGTTGTATTTTGAATGCTCGTTTGTGGGCAACATCGTGGATAGCAGATGTTGTGTTTAGTTCATCTGATGATTCTCTTGATGATATGTATGGTATAGATGACCTTAGAGTAGACAGTTCGGCTCCCTTTGATGCGTCATTATTCAACCCCTTTGAGGGAGATATGCTTGAGGGAAACGCATTCACACCACCCGGCATACGGATGAATTGGAGCGACTGAGCTTCGTTCGCGATGTTTGGTGAGTAAAACAGATTTTT